TCGTAAAACACCTCATCTATCCCATGAGTATAAACAAACACCTTCTTAGTGGTGGGTGCATCTTGTGGAGTATGTCTGTCTATTGCTCCCCACCATCCTGCCTCGTCTAGTGCCTTAATTACTCCCTCATTCCACAACCAGAACGGAGGCTTAAACCCTTTAACATAAGGTAGTCCATCCTTTTTAAACATCTCGTCTATTGCAGGTATTACCATGTCCTTCATGGTTCGGTAATCACATTTCTCAAACTCTCTTGGCATATGAACAAGTCCATGAGGTATCAACTCTATCCAGTCTAGTTGTTTCTTAATAGCTTTGAGTGTCTTTTTCCTCATTATCTTGCCCGACACGTCTCTTTCGTATATGGGGTCATGGGGAATGGTAAACAGTGATACTTTCAACTTGGGATAGGACTCTTTCAACCGTAGAAGTAAGTCCAATCTATTATTTAATATTGAAAAATCGTCGAAATCAAGGCAGATTGTTTTCATTTTGTACCGATTGCAAATATAATTACCAAATGTTCCATGTCTCCTAACTCAACAAACTTAATATCTTTAAACCCTGCGGTAAAGAATAAGTCCTCTATATCGTCTTTCTCGAAGTACCAAGTGTGTTCTGGAGACTTTATCTCCTCACCATGCGGTGTGGTTATTATGAACTTCCCACCTTTCTTAAGTGTTCTATATCCATCTCTTACCAGATCAGCTGGTTCGTCTAGATGTTCTAATGTCTCACCACTAAATACCACATCAAAGTATTTCTCTGGTACGCCTTTGAGTTGTCCTACATATCCTTGAAAGTATTTAATATCCTTGTCATCTATCTTGTTATTCTTAATAATTTCATCTGAGATATCTACTCCCCATATCTCACAACCCTTTCTCATCTTTTTAATCATTCGCCCTGGAATGCCTACTCCACAACCTATGTCTAAAAACTTATCTCCATCCTTTACGTACTTAATTGCTTCGGGGAATCTTCTAGTGCTAGACCAATACTCCGCCTTTTTGGCAGGTGTAGTGTATATATAATTCCAATATGTCTTAGTATTCACCTGAAGATTATCAGTTCTTTTCATATCTTGTCCTCTTCTCATCTACTCGACGTTTAAAGTAGTCAGGATAATCAACCTTCTGTTGTGCTGTATCTGTAGGACCATGGCTTACAAGGTAATTTTCTAGGTAACCTTGAGTGTAGCTACTAAACATCAAATGCTGAGAGAACTCCATGTCTTGTACTCCATGTAAGAAGCTCTCATCATCCCACCTGAACTTATCATAAGCACTCGCACCAACAAAGTGACAAATCCCTCCTAAGTGTTTAGTAATTCCCATAAACTCTTTCCTTATTGTTCCATAAGCAAGTCTGGTTGCTCCACCTGGGTTGTTTACAAGTCCTTGAACATAACAAGAGAGAGCTATCATGTGATTGGATTGCCATATCTCTACCATCTTAGTCAGCCAACCTTTAGTTAAACCGATACAATCATTGTCCCATTTAACGATAATATCGTACTTACCACTCTCTGTAATCAAATCTACGGCCTGATTAGATGCTTTGCTGATACCTTTATTATCTTTGTTGAGTATTAACTTGTCTTTGTCTATATTTTTCTTCAACCACTCAACTGTTCCGTCTTTCGAACCATTATCGACTACAAAGTGACTGTACTTATAACCGGCAGTCTTCCTTAGACTACTAAATGACTTCTTGGTGTAGCCTAACCTATCGTAAGTTAAGGTATAAAAAGCCACTCTAGGTACTCTTACCTCATTACCTAGGTAAGGTAGTTCTATTTCTACGTCTATTGGGTCCCACTCAGGCTTGAATACTGGTTCACTACCCAAAGGAACTGATGGTCCACCCTCAACATTCCTATCTTTAACAGTCAAAGACTTCATTTCTTCGTGTAAGTGATAATCAGTTATAACCATTGGCACTCTCTTGAACCGCTTGCCAGCTTTACACATTCTCACCCACAAGTTCCAGTCAACATACTTCTTATACCTCTCATCAAATCCACCCACATCAAACAATGCCTCACGCCTTATAAGCACATCTGAGGTATCTATGTAGTTTCTCTGCATGAGTAGTGCTGGGTCGAAGTCTTTACTCACTCCTAGTTGTGGTTCAATCTTTCCTGTTTCATCTATTAACCATCTATCACCATATACAACATCCCAAGGTTTCTTCTTCATTTCTTTTAGAAGAATTGCCAAGTGGTCTGGTCTGAATAAATTATCATCGTCTAGTAAGGCAATATACTCACCCTTAGAAGCCATTATCCCTTCATTCTTGGGTTTAGTGTCATTCCCGAAGTTCTTCTTGCGTTTAATGTATTTGAGTCTGTCGTCTTTGAAGCTCTTTACCATCTTTGAAGTATTATCCTCGGAGCAATCGTCTACTATAACCATCTCCCAATCGGGGTAGGTTTGGTCTATTACACTCTGAATGGCTTTCTTGAGTCTCTTAGACCTATTAAATGTACTTGTGACTACGCTTATCATATATCTACACCTGCTTCTCTCTGTTTCTTAACCCAGTAAGGTTTGTTCTTGGCCCACTCTTTCTTTCTACCTTCCTCCCAACGCTTAGCCTTAGGATTAACTTTTAACTGGTGTTCTCTTTCGTCAAGAAATTTATCGGTAAGGTCATTTGAAGAATTAACGTCAGGGTCTGGTGTCCAGTAGTTCTGTTCATATTTTCCCCAACTAGGATTAAATTTAACATTAGGTGTACCTATACGACTCTTAAGTTTTACGGCAGGTCTTGAATCGTCATCTTCTACTAGCTTATACCTACCAGGACTTAGTTCTACCCATTTCACTAAGCTATTCTAACACGAAAAAGAGCCCTGTCAAAAGGGCTCTTTCTCTCATACCAGTTCTTCACCTGCCTTAGGCTGTGGAACTGACAGTATGATTTATGTTTACGAAGAATGCACTGTTAAGTACATTTGTTCCGAACAACGTCTTCCAACCTGCTGTCGCAATCTTATCTGTCGGATCACCTGTCCCACCAGAACCGAAAGGCTTAACGTAAGTCTTAAGGGCTTGTAGTTCAGAGACACCGAATGCGTCTTTACCGAACATAGATGTAACGTAGATTGTTGTGGATGCTACAACTGCGGAAGTAGTGTCAAAAGAACTTCCTCTTGTGTAAGCGTTTGACGACTGAAGGAATCTAACACCATAAATCTTACCGACCTCGCCGGTCATCAATTTGTTAGCGTTCGCATCAGTGTATTTATTAGCGTCTATCCATCCACCCGTGGTGGAATCACCCTGCAAATCATAGATTGAATGAGGATGAGCAACTGCTACCCAGTTACCATCATCTTGCTGTATTGCATCGTTAGCGTTAAGAGTCCTTGCTCCTTTCCTAACCTCACTAATTATCAAATTAGCTCCGGCTGGAACTGCTGACCAATAAGCTACTGCGGATGCGGATTGCTGTGTACCTGCTGTAGAGATAACATTTTTGACAACGTTATCAATAGAAATTCCTGCGTTATACGCAAGTCTCTCAACCGCTGCTTTCATAATATCTCCCATTGAGGCGTAAGCCATAATGTCGGAAATTGAAACTGCGTTATCGTATTGGGCTGTAGAGCCTGTTACGTTCACCGCAGAGAAAGCTACTGTAGTAGTAGGAACACCTTCACCTGTTCCAGATGTGATGTTGTCAAAGTTCAACCATTTTGTCCAATAAAGGACTTGGGAACCATATCCACCTTCACCTTTAGGTACCTTCCTGTTGAGCTGACCAAGTTGCTTGTGAACAAGTTTCTTGTCGGCCTGTCTTAGGAATAGCTCATCATAATATCTATTCTTAATAGATTCTGATGTTACTGTAGTTAAAGTTTTTGCTGTATCTAATGCCATTTAATATTCACCCCCCTCTATTGGAGTATTACCAACTGTCATTAGCTTTAAGCCACTCCTCTTTTTCTTCAAGCGACATCTTATTAGGGTCGGGTTTAGTCGATTCCCTATTAAGAACTCTGTTGGTAATCCCTTGGTCAGACTGTTGGGCTTTCACAGACTTCGCCTCTAATTTAACATCGGCTACTTTAGATGTAATCTTTTTCGCCATCTTCAATGCTTTTCGTGCAGCTTGGATGCGAGTCACTGTATGTCTTCCTGTATTGTCCTTTGAGGCTTCATACAGAGAAAAACCCAGTTCGTCTATATCCCTGCTGTAGTCATCATTATCAGGGTTAAACTGAGGCAACGTGGTCCTCAAGAGCTCAATTTCTAAAGCGTCAGCTTTATCCAGAGGTACTGTTTGTATAGGCTCCTTTACAGGTTGTGCTGGTTTATCTTCCTTCTCAGGTTTAGATCGTTCAGCCTTCTTCCATTTAGCATATACCTCTTTAAATCGAGATTCAGGCACGTACCGTTTTCCTGTTTCATCAGATGCGGTTTCGACCATTTCTGGTTCGTTTTCAGATTCCTCGGTTGACTCGGGGGAGTCTTCTTTGGTTTCCGCCGACTTCTCTGCCGTTGCATCTTTTTCTTCAGGTGTTTGTTCTTGAGTTGCTGATTTCTCATCAGGAGTTTCTTCTCCCTTAATCTGTCCGTCATCATCAGTTATCTGATGGTCGTCCAGAGCAGCTATTAGCTCATCTTGGTTAGACATTCGTCTCACCTCCTTTCTAGCATAGTTTTTAAAAGACTAAGAACTTTCCCTTAAGCACCTTTCGGTGTAATTGCAGACTTTTGGTCTGAAAGATATGTAGCCTGCCCCGACTACACATCTCTCAAATCAAAAACCTTTTCCTTATACACTCTCAAGTATCCGGGTATTCTAAATCCCCATCCACACTTCTTACAAGAAGCTGTGCCGTCTCTGTTATCTACATACCCTTTGTGTTTAGTCCAGTTCTTCTTACCATGTGTTTTACACACTGGTATTGGCTTGGCGTTAGATATGTACTTCTCGGCATCCTCTCCCCAGTATTCCGAATCACTTCTTGGTAGACTTTCTAGCTTTTTCATTATGATCTTGTAAAGTCTTTATATCTCCGTTAATCATCCCAATTAGTTTCCTCACTCCCATTAGTTCCCTTCTCTTACCGTCAAACTCTTTCATGTCCTTCTTGTCGTCTATTAGCAATTCTGTTGCGAAATGCTGAACTTGGTTCTGGAACCATGCTGTGATGTATTCCCATCCCTTAGTTCTAACAAGTTCTTCAAATGCCGCCCCCCTCGACAGGGAGTCCTTCAATGCCTGCTTCTGCTCCTCCGATTGCTCCTCCATTCAATTCACCTCCCATCTGTGGTAGTCCACCTTCAGCGCCCAATGTAGGCTCTGGTTGTAAGTCTTCTAACACATCGTTTAGTTCAATACCGATATTAAGTTTCTCAAATGACTTCTCTGTTAGTGCTGCGTAATTAAGTTTCTTCCCACTTGAGGCTAGTCCCTGAACCCAAGCTGGGTCTTTCATCTTGTCTATCATCATAAAGAAGTTCTGTTGTGTAGCTATTGGGTCATTGAGTTGCTCACTTGATGGTGCAGC